CTAAGTTCTAACTCAGATTTAAAGATTGGATCACGCATAAGTTGAGGTGCATGACTCATGGCTTGTACGGCCTTAGCGTATTGGTTACTAGATTTATCTAGCTCATTAATACGTCTGTCGATATCCGCCAAGCCTAACGCTTCAGCGTTAATTAACGAAGGGTCAATACTAGCCGGTACAGAACTGCCAATAATACTGGAGTACGTACCCTCACCAAACACATCAACGTAAGCCACTTTTACATCAAATACACCTGGGTCATGCGGTATCATATTTACGTTTGTATTGACGAAATACTTCTCTGTGCCGATGTAAATGTTAGCGCCTATACAAGTATCTGGGATACTGTCAAAGACCACGCTCACGCCTGTAATATTGCCTTTTACTTTGACGTTCGTCGGAGCTTTAGGCACTACTGCGTTATAGTCTAGTCTTAGCGCCGGACCATAACCCTTAACAGGATTGTGTGCGTAAATGAATACAGCTCCTCTACGAGCGGATAACTTAATCTCAGAGCGAATATCTGTAGTCTTGGCTAGCAGATTATTTGACTGCCCTACATTACTATCTAGTCGAACTTCGTAGTAATCGATGTAGGTGTTCTCTACTGGGTCCCATGCAGCAGTGATCGTCTTACCGATTTTCACCTCACCTCGAGCCGGTGCTTTAGGTGTAGCCACACTCTCAGCGGATACAGTTGCCGTGATACGAGCCTCAGCCTTACCACTTTCATTACCAGATGTATCAATAGCAGATAGCTTGAATTGGTAATTACCAGTATTAGGAATGAAGTACGAGTAGGATGTACCTCCTATATGCTTAATAAGGACTACACCATTGCCGTCATATAGCGTATACCCATGTAGGTCAGCCTCTGTATTAGGCTCCCAGGATAAGTGCAGTACACTACTATTTACTGCGTCTTGAGTCACTTTAAAGCCTTTAGGTGTAGCCGGTGGTATTTCCTTACCGCTTACATACACCGCACGCTCTACGCCCTCATATGCAGCACCTGTGTTATTAGTACATACAATCTTAACGTCGTAGTTAACGTCAGTTGCCACACTTGGAATAGTCACGCTAGTAGCGCTACCGTCTAATACTTTAAACTGTTGCCACTCCTTAGCAGTAACAGGCTTGTAATACACGATGATGTTTTTGGCCACTTTACCCCTTGGCAGTTGCCAAGTACCATTGATATCACAAAGTACAGTACCGTCCTTTAAGGTCTTAACGTCAGCGATTAACACAAGATTAATAACCTTAATCACGTCAGATTTCGTTGTATAGTCGATGATTGGTACTGATCCATCATCACCGGCATACAACTCAGGGTAGTATTCGATACAGGATATCTTACGAGTCATTTCAGAGTTGGACTTACTGATTGACAATACTCTAAACGGTTTAGCTTCCTTGGTTGCCTCACCATAGGTATATAAATCGTCGGTCTGGATGACTGCATTACTAGCAAGCGTTAAGGTCTTACCGGTTACACCAGTTACGTTGTAAGACTCTAATGCATCCGTTTTAGCGTTGCGTACCATAAGCCTGTAAGTCTTACCTTGCTCAAAAGTAACCTCTCTATCAAGGATTACCTTATTGCCTACAGCAGACTCTACACGACCACCCTGCCCCCAGTCTGTCACATCATGCTGTAATAGGATTACATCCCCTATCGTACACGCTATGGCGTCTGTAAAGGCTTCAAAGGTACAAGTGCGCACCTCGTACTTATTCGCTCTTAGGTAGTGTTTGGCGTAATTATAGGCTTGGTCTACATCCACACATCCCATGAGTTCGACTTGCGCTGGACTAGCAAGGGATGTAGTAACGTCATATTCTTCACTGAATACAGGAAGCACGTCGCGCTCGTAGTCCTTAGCTTTATTTAGGAATGATACCTCGATAGCGTTTGCCCTAGATGAGGTAGCCTGGAACTCTTCCATGAAAGAGTCCATCTTGATATTGCCTACTGTAAATAACTGAGTAGGTGTAGCAGCATAATCGTAAATACAACTGAACCGAGTACCTAGAGGTATTACCTTACCTCTACCTACGTTCTCAGCGTATTTAAGCGCGTCCCATACTTGGCTAGCATTGTCGTAAATGTAGTTAAATGTAATATGCTTTTCGTCGCACTTATCAGCCCACGCCTTAAATGCATCATATACGAAGCGTTCACGAGGAGCACCTTTAACTACATACTCATCGCCAATCTTACGGCAATGATGAAGGATATCGTAACAAACCCATGCCGGATTATTAGCCGGTTTAGACTCATATGCGCCGGTGTAGGTATTAAACACCCATACGGTTTTACGTTCTTGTATCCATGTTACGTTTGGATCGTTACCATTTAATTGGTCAGTAGCTAATGCTTTGATACCGATAAGTACCTTACCAGGATGAATGAAATCATCATAGACAATCTGAGTTAACTGTGACCAGTATACTTTGTTCACATGGCGGTTAGAATTGCCGTCTTTATGTGCGCATCGCATACGGACTTCGTACTGTCCTGGTTCTTTTACATCGAACCGGAACACACGATAGATAGCTTTATTCGAGCTATCCTTGATAACACCAGTATATTGACTATTGTCGATAGACGTTCTTGAATGACTATTTCGTTTAAACCAACGATTATCTGTCTTTTCAAGCATGGCACTTTGGCCACCATTGTTACTAATCGGTAACGGTATCCACTCTGCAGAGCCAACTTTACGATAGCCACCTTCAATGGTGACTGAGGTTTCACTTAATCCGCCCTTATCATTTGAGTAGTACAACCCGTTAGGTAGTGATAAAGTAACCTCTAGCGCGGTAGATAAGTTACCTTGCGTTTGATGAATTGACCAGTCATTCGTAAGCTCATACGTCAATGGTTGGTCAGCATAGTTATCATTAAAGTTAGGGATAATCTCTTGGTTATTTGTGCCGAGTCTTACGTCGAGCTGAACTTCCTTATAGTTACCAATAGGGTTACCATTCAATTTAACGTCCGTTATAGCGGAAATAGGGCCCTCTCCGGCGCAGTATAATAAGTTAAGATATTGTTTTTCACCGTCACTTGTTACGTGGCGAGATATAAGCATACCGGCACTTTTACACTTTCCGTAAGTAATGGCTAAAGGATGACCTTGGCCAATAATCGTCTGTGCCCCTTGCCACCCATAAGTAGCGGACTGCTCTGTATTAGAGCTATCTGTCTTAGGTGTAGCTATTTTAGATATGATCGCGTTACCAATCATCCCGATGGCCATTGCTGCTAATGTACGACCTAATACGCTTGTAATACCGAATATCGCACCGGAGGCGATACCGGCAGTCGCTATCGATAAACCAATAGATAACAAGATAGCGAATGCCTGCTTTTCAAGTTTAGGCAATACCACTACATAGGCTTCGTCTGTAGGTGATGCGGTATCATCTACTAACTCACCATTTATGGAGTACACCCATTCGCCTGGTTCAGTGAAATATTGGTTGAGTGTCTTACCTTCAACAAAAGGCACAAGGGTCTCTTGTCTAGTGGTAAGGTCGAATGGATTTCGAGCAATTACTAATCTAATCATTTTGAGCCTCCTTGTGCCTGTACACTCCTAATATACGTTTTCTTAATCTGTCCATTGGTACGATACATACACCCGCATATTCGGTAGAATGTATCATCTTACCTTCGCCGACATACACTGCGATATGATCAGCATTATTACCGTAGAGGTTCATGACAATTATGTCCCCTACTTCTGGCTCCTTGACTTCGTGCCAAGGAGAGTTCATATCTGGCCAATACATTGCGTATGGCTCAAGATGAATACCATTTCTCTTGTACACCTCTACCACAAGCTCCCAACAAGGCAACTCTTTCCACGGAGTCCCTACTAGGTTATTTAGAGTTAGACGCATATAAACCCCCTTGTGGTATTGTTGGCTCACCGCCAAATCTAACACTGTTATTTAACTCACGACAGCGTTTTAGAGTTTTATTACATGATTGTGCGTACCCTTTGTATCCGCACTCTACAGACTTAAATTTGAAAGGACAGTAGTCTTTCATTACCCTAACAGGTGGGAACCTACGAGAGAATGAGAAGTCTGTACCTAATGTGAACACTACCCAGTCTGCTTTAGATTGGGATGCATTGATGATAAACGTTTCTTCTAGTTCAATAATGTCCGGTAGGTTAGTATTGAAGATACGAATATTGACCTCACAATCTGTGAGGCCTTTATTCTTTTCTACTAACCGTTGGATAGTACCAGTTACATTCGCTACGGAGAGTTTAACGTTCGGCATCTGCTTAGTGTCCTCGTTGATATCCTCTAGCTTGAACGGAAAGGCAGTGTACTTCTTACCGGCTAAGGTTAAGTCCTCTGTGTTATTCACGAGGAGGATATTCCCTTCCGGATGGTGAAGTTCAATAGCCATTACCCATGCTCCAGTGGAGGATATCTTATTTTTTTCGATGATTGATGCAGTTGATAACGTTAACATCTAAGCCTCCTGTAATTGAATAGAACCATTCCATATACCATAATCACTAGCGGAGAAGTGGAGTTGGTCAGCGAACCTAACTCTAATCTTTGCCAGTGTTTCAGGGTGTGTCCAAAGGAATATCTCTGCAGTATTTACCTGGTCAAAGAAATTTCTTAAGCGGACATACTCTGTAGTTGGGATTTTATAATTCACTGAATACGATCGTAACGCTTTCGTAGTTTTGCGATGGGTTAGCATCGTCATATTTTCTACCTGAGCCTTACGACTTACATCAGGCGTTGTTTCATCGATAGGGTATATCGGATATCTTATGTTTGGGAATTCTAACATACGCTATACTGCGGCTGCCTTAATGGCATCACGCATACCTCCTTTGTTTGTCATAAGACTAGATACTACTACATCAACTATCATTTGTTCGCCGTCAAACTTAGTTTCTTGTTGTTGGCTATCTAGTTGTTGGCCAGATTGATTGATGATGTTAACCGTTACTTTATTAGCTCCTTCGCCGCCAATCATCTTACGTGTTTGGCTCGCATTGTAAATACGGTGTGAGGAGTTGAACTGTAAAAGCTCTGGGCCATTCTCACCAACTAATGTCATACCTGCAGGAGCAATACCACCGCTTGCAAACTTACCGAAGCTATTGCCTGTAAATGCTGAACTGAAAGAACCGCCACTTGCAAACGAAGATACACCGCCACGACCGGCGCCAATAGCACCGATACCGCTTACCACTCCACCGAATAGGCTTTGTAGCTTAGGTTGTACATACTGTTGGAATGAAAGGTTAACAAGCATTTTAATAATGCTATTTGTAATATCCTTAAAGATATTTTTAAGCCCCTTACCGAATGACTCAGCACCAGTTGCAATGTTTTCTAGATGACTAGTAAATGAGGAGTTAATACTGCTCATCGTACTATCAAAGGTAGACTTAGCTAGGTCGCCATAGTTCACTACCTCTAAACTATACTGTCTAGCGCCTTCTTGTAAGCTAGTACGTAGATTACGTCCGACCATTTCCCATAACTTTTGTTGAGCTTCAACTAAATTCTTCTCGATCTGTAAGCGTTGTGTAGCGCTTAATTGAGCTTCATTAAGTTCAGACTGTGCATAAGCGATATAAGACTTAAGGGACTCGTCTAGTACCTTGTCTGCATCCTCTTGGGATACACGGCCAAGCTTTACTAAGTTAGACTGCTTATCGATATCTTCGTTGAGTTGCGTGTATGCTAACTCACGAATTTTCTGATTGGTTTCAGCAGTAATCTTTAACTTCTCAGCATTAGCTTTCTTCTCAGCTAGTGTCTTGTCACCAACTGCTTTTGTGTACTCACGAATGTTATCGTCAATCTGAGCCTTTTGTGCTTCAGCTTCCGTCTTGAGTAATTGCAAGCGATCGCCTGTGCGCTCAAGGTCAAGTTTCGAAATTTCCTCGTTCATCTTACGAACGCGTATCTTTTGATTACGGTCAGCTTCTTCGAGTTTCTTTTGATATACCTCTTCATTCTTAGCCTTAGCTTCTGCTACTAGATTGGAGTTAGCCAACGCTTTAGCATTAGCATTTTTTAAGGCATCGATTGAGCTACCCCATCCGCCACCAACATTACCGCCATACGCTTTTGCATATAGTGCGGTATCTACATAACCTGTTACTGCGCCGAAATCGCCTTCAATAGAACTGGATTGAAGTACTTGTCCAGGTCCCACACCATTAGGTCCATGAGAGTTTGCACCAGTATAACCGCCATTACCATCAGCAATGACTACGTGGTTATCACCAAGTACAACTACACCGTCACCGGCTTTAGGAACATATCCATCACCACCATCATGCCATGCACCAACTGCTCTAGCATCTCGCATAATATCTGGAACATATCTAGGAGTACTAACACCGAATGATTCTCTGATACTGTCTGCGAATAGCTTGCCACAATCTGTAGCCCAGTCCCCTTCCGCACCTAATACGTACTTCTTACCTAACTGAGCATTAGCCGCCTCTAGTACACTTGACGCTTGACCAGTACCACCATTTAATCCGGCTGCAGAACGAATAATCTCACGGATGTTCTTATTATTCGTTTCGTATTGGTTCTTAGCGTTGAGCTTGTCGATTTCATACTGACTACCATCAATCTCCAAAGATTGAAGAGTAAGACTACGGATAAGCTCGTTAAGACGTTCTACCGAACTTGCCAATTTCTCGGCTGCTTGCTCTGCTTTCTTGGCCGCTGCTTCTTGCGCTTTAGCGGCTTTATTAGCTTCTTCATTCGCTTTATTGATAGCTTCATTATTGGTAAGACCATTCTTGGCATCGTCGATTTCTTTTTGAAGTCGTTCTTGCTCCTCTTCGGCTTTCTTCTTTGCAGCATCTGCCGCTTCCTTAGCCTTAATTGCAGCATCGATTTGAGCGCCCTCTTCTTTAGTTGCTAAACGATCGTTCTTAATAAGTCCGAAGAAAGCACTATCCTCAACCCAGTAACGACCGTCATGGTTAGCCATGTAAGCGGAGCTAGTACCAGGTGCGTTTAAGTTCTTATGGGCTCTAAGACCATTCACATCAACGCCTAGGTCTGTACCTTTGGTCTGCTCCTTATAGCGATAATCTAGTAGTGCCTTACCGGCTAAGCCGATAGCGGTTGCCAATGCAAGCCAAGGACCTGCCGCTGCTATCGTAGCCAATCGCATGAACTTCAATGCGCTCGTAATAGATTGTATAGCAGTGATAGCTATACTAGCTTCTAGGCCAAATTTAATAAGTCCTGAAATAGCTTCCTTTTGTTCGGTCGCTAGTTCGCTATAAGACTTAGTCAGATTAATAGCACCTTGTGCATATTCCATAACCACCGGTAAGAGTTCTTGGCCAATCATAATAGCCAATCGTTTACCGGTCTGTTCCATATCTTTCAACTGACGATTAAAGGCAGCGGACTTTCTGGCAGCTTCATCATCAATAATGAGCCCCATAGCACGTGCCCGGTCTTCGACTTGCTTCATGGCATCTGCTGACATATTCAACATTCCATGAAGTTGGTATCCTGTTTTACCAAACAGTTCCATCTCAACTCGTGTCTTCTCAGCACCGTCCTTCATGTTCCTTAATCGGTCTTGAATGATTTTGAACACTTCGAGGGTATTCTTACCCTCAATCTGATCAATGCTAACACCTAGCCGGCTGAACATGTCAGTAGCTAGTTTCCCTTCTGCGGATGCGACTTGCATTTTATCCTGGGCGTTAGATACTGCCTTCGCAAATTTAGCGAATGCTACAGTACTAACGTCAGTAGCTACACCCATATAGTTCGCAACGGAGAGGAATGTACTTGCTTGTTCAGCGGTCGCACCTGTTAAGGATTGCATCTTCTTTACTGATAAGTTCCAAGCCAGTGCCTCTTTAGCGAGTTTAGAACCTAGACCGGCAAGACCGGCACTCGCACCAATGGCAAACATTTCATTCTTTAATTTTGAAAGCTCTGCAACTGTTCCCTTAGAGGTAGCGGCGATTTTCTCTAAACCGGCTTTTGCATTCTTATCGGTCAGTTGCACTACGATATCTACTACGTTATTCGACATCCTTATTCATCGCCTCCATTTCTAATCCCTCCAATATCCACATAAGACTAAATAACATCGGATTTAGGTTAATGTTATTTATCTCAGCCACCGTACGTATAGCCGGATAATCAAACCCGGCTAGTCCGCCAGAGTGGTAATTCCTTTGACTGCGTGATAGGTTATACAGTTTCATTGCCAGTTTTGAACCGAATAATAGGCGTGGTGGGTTAAAGTCACACTCGGAGCAGTCGAAGGACTGCTTTGTAGCGGTCTGTAATTCCTTACATCCCTTGCAGTACTTCGGCCTATCCGAGGACATCCACCTCCACGCCTCTTCTAGTTTTTTTCTGTTTCTTCTTGTAGTTGGTAAGTTAATGTAATGACTTCACCGGCGAAGTTCATTGCGTCCTTATCAGTTACAGTATTAAGTTGTTCGTCAGTGAGTTCGTATACATCTGTTAAGATGAAACGCATAATGTCACGACTACGCACAATAGATGCTACTTGATCATCAACATCTACTGGACAATACACGAAGTCTAGACCGGCTTTGATTAATGCATCACGTTCAGTCCATGTAAGGGCTCTTGGTTTTAATTCGATACCTTGAATATTCATAGTTACCTCCTAATGAGTTAGATTAGTAAGATGTTTGGCTATTAACCAATTCAAATACTACTGCAGATTGACCGGCATCATCGCCATAATAGGCTTTGAATGGAAGTTCGATATTTACACCTTTAGGACCATCGATACCAGGAGAGTTACGTTCGTAAATCAATTCAGGTAATTTAATAGTCAAGGAGTTAGTGCCTTTAGTAAGGGTTAATTCTAAGCTAGACTCTGTACCGTTTACTGCTTTATTTAATAGGTCCATGTTTTGGAAGAAGGCTTTAATCGTGCCGGATACGCCGATAATACCTGTATCGATGTAAGTACGGAAGCCTTTGCCACCGATAGCATAAGAGTCACCGTCCAACCCGAAGTCAATGTCAAGACTCATGGACAATACATTCGCTACAGTTACGCCACCTTCTTTTATGGTGGCTTCGAGGTTTTCGAATGGAGTAAATGTAATAGACTTTGGTGCAGTATCGAAGGGTACCGCCGCCATAGTTTCTTTACATCCCATTACATCGATAGATGCAGTTAATTCAGAGTCACCACCAAAGTTTAAGGACATTTTATTCATGCGTACGCCACTGAATTGTTGGTAAGTACTAATATCCTTATAACCTTGTTCAAAGGTAGCAGATGGCATATCTGGACCAATTTTAAATACGTGTTTCTTACCAGAACCTTGTGCTGTTGTAGTTGGAGCACCAAAGCCTAGCTTTAACCAATAGCCAAAGCCCAATACATCAACTGGTGGAACAATGCTACCGGATGTATCGATGTTACCGCGACTAGGTGCCGCCGGATTACGTGTACCTCGAATAACAGAGGAGTCATTCAAGTTTTGGCTAGCCTTCAAAGAAGAGCTGATAATAGGCATTACCACGCCACCGGTAGATGGTGTAGTACCGAAGTCAGTTTCAAAGGCCATTGTAAGAGAAGATTGTGCACCTTGTGCACGTTTAGCTACTGCCATGTTTATCCTCCTAATATTCAACATTACCGCCAATTACATGCGGTATTTCTATAGTGAGTGTGGCTTTACCCGGATACACCGGACGCCACGAGATATTGTCTGTTTCATAGTCAATGTTAATGACAGGATAGTTAGGGTTAACTGCCATGATACATTCGATGAGTAATTGGCCAAGTTCGTCACACTCGAACGCTCCTGTGTATTTCACTACACGTCCTTCACGTTCTGCCTCAACTCGTACTATTCCCCATACAAGTTGTAAGGTGTAAGAGTATGAACTAGCCAAGCCCTCTGACTTGTTATCCATCATGATGATCACGCACGGACAATCCTCTTCAAGAGGTGCGCCGGCATCATCGTATCCGATGTAAATAGTTAAGTCCTTTCCGAAGTGTTTCATGCAGTAGTCGGTAATCTTCTGATTATCCTTAACCGCTTCCGCCCATCTGTTAGCAATGACCGCTAGTGGAATAGTTTGCATTGCTACCTCACTTTATATACTCGCCTGCTAGACGCAAATTGATTGGTTTTGCCTAGTGCATATTCACCGATTTTAGACTCTAGGTAAGGTACCAACTTAGGCTGTAAGGCTGTTTTCATTGGACCAAACGTTTTACGAGGTTTAATCCGAAATGATGTTTTACCTTTAGCAAGTTGAAAGCCACCGGCAAATAATGTCCTACGCATTGGCTCTGTGATTTGTTTTGTATAACCACGCTCAATCTGTTCGCCTAATCGTTTAGCAGACGATGATAACCACCCTACTTTTACTGATTGCGACCTGGCATCGTATTGGTACCCAACTGCTCGGAACATTTTACCGAGTGGTGTGTATCCGACAGTTGTTTCCTTTACGCCACCGGCTATAAGTTGGGCTCGGGATTTAAGTCCCCATCCTTCCTTATACGCCTTACCGCCATCTTGATAGGCACGCCTTACTTTGGCGCCGAAAGCTGCCTCGAATTGTGCCCTCATTGTAGGTGGCATGAAGTTAGCATATTTGTGGCCACCAGGTGAGCCGGATTTAATCCCGGCCTTGATTTCCTTCTGCATCATCCAACCGACTGACTTCATAGCCTTCCTAGTCCAATCTGGTTTAGTCTTAGCTATAAATTCAAGATACGGTGTAGCAGTGTCAGTAATGGTAATTGGTGAATTACTCATGGTCTTACCGTCCTAACGTTGGCCACAATTTCAAGGCAGTGCATTTTAGCGTCGCTATCGGAGATATGATCCACATACCACTTCTTGCCATTGATGTATATTACATCTTTAGTCTTAGGTAGTGGCACGTCCTTAGTTCTAACCCATACCTTAGCCTTATCAGCAAGGCCAGTTACGAATCCAGAACCTTTACCATCATACTCACCGATTTCTACGCTTGCCTTAATCTGCTTACCTTCATATGTTATTTTCTCGCCAAATACATCGAGTAAGGCGCTTTCATCATAGGTCAGCATATGTTATACCTCGTAGAGTGAATGCGGCCCGTGTGGACCGCATTTCATTAAAAATACAATAATTAGTTTTTCAACATTACTGTAACAGTATCTTGAGTTGCAGTCTTAGGTTCTACTGCAATGCCCAATGGTTTACCACCAGTTTTAGCAGCTTTACCAGAAGCGAAGTTTACTGCATCACCTACAGCGTATGTATCAGATTTATTAGCGTCTACTTTGAATACGCCAGTTACTTTTAACGCACCCATTTCATCTTTCTTAATATCTGTTACTGCTACACCATGAAGTGCACCGGCTTCTACAATGTCACCAGCTTTTACATCTGCTGTTGCCACATAATTGATGCGGTCTGTTTCATATACGAATTTTGCCATATGTATTTACCCCCTAATTATTTACCTGCGTTTTTAAATACACCACGGAAGTCAAGAGCACTTACGCCACAGTCAAATGCTACTTTGTATTCGATACCGTCTACATCGAAGCCTTGGCGAGTTTCAAGACGTGGAGTTTCAACGCCATTCAAGTAAGTTACTTCAATAGTGTCATGTTGAGATGCGTCGGCTACTAAGTACCATGCATCTGGATCAGTTAATTCAGCATCTGCTACAACTACGAAGCGACCTTTGTAAGGGTTAACTACACCGGAGTTTACACCGTCTACTGCAGCAGTAGAGTTAACAATTTGGTATGCAGTCATTTCGAGTTCTGGAGGAACTACCAAGTATTTAGGTGTAATGTTAAGAGTAGCATCACCAGTAATACCTTTTTGACGGCGCATAGCAGTAATTGCTTTTGCGATTGCTTTAACAGATAATGCTTCACCTGTACCTGCAACGTTACCATGTTTTGTATCGAACAATGCAATATTGTCTTGCATTTTAACGTTACCAGTTAATTGAGCGTATACCATTTTGTTTACTAAGCGCTTAGCAGCGGAACCATATTTAGTAGCGATTTTGGAGAACAATCCTAAGTCATCATTAATGATTGCTTGACGAGTTAAGCTGAACAATTTACCGTAAGTAGCTACTTTAGTACGAGCAGATGCTTCGCCTAAGAAGTCTTGTTGGAATTGGCCACCTTCTGGAACTAATTCAAGGTTACCCGCTTCAGACAATGCTACGCGTGCAGCTTCTTTGAAATCACGGTTAGAGCCTTTACCTGCCCAAATTTGGTAAGTAGTTTCAGCTTCATTGAAGCCTACCATTACAGATTTATTAGCAAGGTTAGCCATGATAGCAGGGAATGTAGATGTAGAGTTAATAGCTTGACGTGCCAATTCCATGTTATCGCCAAAGTTAGCTTGCAAGCCTTCACGTTGCAAGGACTCACGAGCTAACTCAACCATAGAGTGACCACGTAATTCTTGTGCACCTGGCGCAGCATCTGCTACAGGGATACCTGCTGCCATCAATACTGCATCTTGTGCAGCTGCACGGAACTTATCGCTTTCAGCTTCGCCCATTGTTACGGACACGCCTTTATTACGTGCACGTAATTGGTCCATTACCATTGCACGAGCTTCGTCAACGGATACGCCCATTACGATTGCTTCGTCAGCACCTTCTACAT